ATAAATAGGTTTTAAGTTTTCAAATTGCACAAAGTCAAAAACAGTCCAAGCACCGTTGTAAATGATAGCAGGCTCGGACTGAATTGCTGAGGAACTTCCACCCGTGTACTCTTCATCAAATTCAACGTCGAACTCAATGTATTGCGTAGGGCATCCAAAACTTTCAGAAACTACAATGTTACCATCCGCAATGCGTGGCGTTACTTCAAAATAACCGCGCACGATTTCTTGAAAATTAAAACGTCCGTAGTTGCTATTGCTAGCACTTGGAACCGTCTTCAACTTAGCAACCAAGTTTCCATTTATATAAACATTTGCAACGTATCGGAAGTTCGGTTCGGTTTTATTATCACTATCAACCACATACACCAACGGATTGCCCGCAGTCGAATACCTTGGTTCATTTACTTGGGTTAAAATCGTTATTGCCATTATCTTGGTAGTGTTACTTCAATGCTTGTTTGTGAAATATAATCGGCCACTTTAATTGCGAGCCTAGTAATTTCTTCATCCGTAACGAATGGAGAAACGAACGGGTTTTTCTTTACCCCGTACTTGTAAACAGCGTGCTGAATTTCACGCGCCTTTTCATCTATGCTTTGTCCTTCTCTAGGTTTTATCCCTTTGGCTGCCATCCAATTTTTGAACGGCTCACGGGGCGGGAATTTATCCTTGAACTGGAAGGGAGAATCCGGTGCCTTGCGAGAACCAAACCGACCCTTTACCCCATACTCAACAAATTTCCAATATCCAGGTGCCTCGATCTCGATGGCGTAATCTTTGCCGTACCTCTTTACCGGTAACGGAATGATCCCTTGGGCAAGTACATAGGTAGCATCGCTCCCGTTCCTTGATAGGTTTTGCCGGAATGCGTCAATGGCAGTGTTTGCCCAGTCGGTCAATATCTTATCAACCCCCTCAAATTCAGTGCTAATTTGTTCGGGATTTAATCCGATACTATCAAGCTGAATAAACTTTGATGCCATAACAATAGAATTACAAAATCGAAAATGTTACCTTAATCGTGATTTTGCTATTTGCTTGTTGACTTCAACCCTTTCGTGCTCCATCTTATCTTGCCAATAATTAACGTAGATAAAAAACTCAATCACTTTGAGGTCAAAAATATCTTTCCATTTGAGCACATCACCACCGGCTAACGTGTCAACCAAAATCAACCACTTGTACTTTTCTGCAAATCCAGTCCCGGTGTCAAGTCCTGTTTCGTCTGTTGGATTAGTTGATTTAAAAATTTTGGGGAATCGCTTAGAAACAGCATCCAACTGCCCAAAAAAAAAGCGGACAATCCCAATGCTTCAACGGCTAACATCGATTCCTTCACATCCTTTGCCCGTTGAAAATGCTTATCTCCATCGTATTTCTTGGGAATCCAAAACGGTGTGACTTCGCGCATCAACGATGCAACAATCAAGTGAATGTTTTGGTTGATCTTTTCTTGGTCACTGGTCCACTCGCTAATCTCAACAAATTGAGCCGTGCACACATCCTCAAAAAATCGGTTAATCCAATAGCGTTTTCCCTTCACCTTCACGAAGTTTTTGAATGGCTTGTAAGGTTCTTCATTCAACTGGTTCACGATCGACTCGTAACGCTTGCGTAAATCCGGCAATGAATATCCATCTACCTTCGAGTAACCGCCGTCAACGATCGCAGTTACCGAGCGCATCAAATCCCATCCTTCCAGGTGTTGCACCTCTTGGATCATTTGCCATTGGCCAACCGTCAAGGTGCGCCAAACATTGTTGTTCTTCTTATTTAATCCCATATTTTCCTACGTTTTTTTCTGCTAGTTTATTCAATGCAAAATATCTCAATGCGTCCATGCCTTGGTTGAATGAATCATTCGGTACGTGGGTAGCGTTCCAGTCCTTTTCTTTCCACTTGTAGGCGTTCAATTCTTTGATTAGATTGGCACTTCTACTCGTTACGTTAAAGCGAAATCGTTTCAATATATCAATGCCGTTTAGAATGCTGTCTTTCCCTTTATTGGCACCCTCAATTCTCCATCCCATGCGACGGATTTCTTCAATACTTTTTGGTTCTGCTGAATCGGCCACGATCGGCATATTGTTATTGATACCGGCACGGGCAAATACCTGGGCAATGTCCTGATTTGTTAGCCCTTTGTGGTACATAAATTCGTCAATGATCAATTCTCCATTGTACCGGTACACCATAACGCACGCGGTGGGATCGTTCGTGAACCCAAAATCCAATCCCGCACCAAGCAGTTGCGCCTCGCTCGGGACCGTGCCGATCGTTCCCCAGTTGCGGTAAATCAATCCCTCAATCTTGCCGGTCATTCCTCGCGCGTACACCTTCCAAAGTTCTTCATCGTCACTGCGTAACGCTTCAATCTTTTTGCGAATGATCTCGGGAAGGAATGGGTTGTGTCGGTGGTCGGAAATGATTAACTCAACACCGTCTTTGCCGATCAACTTTTCATGGACCCAAAACCGAGCGTTAGGGTTGTAGTCGATAAACACTTGCTTCTTGGTTCGCATTGCGAGCTCGGAATAGATTCCAAAGCTTTCGCCGTTCGCTTCATTCAGAAAGAAATAGTCACGTTTTCCGCTCTTTGCATCTTGGGAATCTTGGTAGCTTTTAAACTCCATGATTGAGCCGTTGTGAAACGTAAAGATACGATCGCTCGCGTTGTAGCTTTTAATCCAACTTTGAATGTCTGTTGAACTCGCTACAATTGCTTGCATATCCCGGAGCGCACCGCTTTTCAAGTTAGGCACGTCTTGGCCTACAACGCTGATCACTTGGTCCGGTTGCTCGATCGCTTTTAAGCAAAGCACCTGGAGAATGGAGTAAGTCTTTCCGGAGCTTGTCCCACCTTGATTGACAATAACCTCGGCAATTGAATTGTAATTGCGCTCAAAAATTACCGACGTTTGAAACATCAATCTAAAATTATTGCATCTTCACTATCGGCAAGGTCAACACTCCCTTTGATTATTCCAACATTGATTTCCGCTTGTGGCATCGATACCGTAGTGTCAACCGTTTCCTTTGGCTTTCCGTACACGCGATCAAATAGAACTTCCATAAGGTGAATAGAACCACGGCTCATATCACGTTCCATCTTCTTGCTGATCATCTTCAACCAAAAGGGTACATCCTCACGTTCGCCCAGGTCCTTGACTTGCTTTTCAGTCATGCAAAGCATCGCCATAATCATATCGTTGGCTTGACTGGATGAAAGCGTGATGTCGAACTCTTCCATAAACACCTCTTTGATCACGTTCTTCAACGCCCGTGGCCGTCCATTCCGATTGATGTTTTCGGGGTGGCTTTTAAATCCGTGCTTCTTCGCGTTTTCCTTGTCCTTAAAATTCTCCCCGCGTGGCATTAGATTTCAATTTTGTTTACAATATCCTTCAGCTTTTGCATACACATAAGCTTCAATTCGTAATCGGTAGCACCACCAACGTTCACGTGATCGGCCGTTTCTGCAATATCCATCAACAAATTCGCAATGGAAGCGTATAGTTCCACCGCGCTAATTGCATGGTCAATTACATCGGGTTGTTTTGTCGTGGTCATTTCTCCAGTTCCTTCAATTTTGCTTCACTCCATCGAAGGCCGGCAAGCCCACCCCAAAGAAGGTAGGAAATGTACCCGCAATCCTGTGGCGTTGCTTGTTCGTAATCTTCTTTCGCACGGCTCAAATAGGAGTACATCCGTTTAATCGTGTCAACCGTCACGCGCTCGCCATCCCGCAACTGCGTTGCACGAATTTTTCCTACCTGGGTGGCGCACTTATTCCCGTTCTTTTCGTTCAGTTCAATGCCTCGCTTGGCGTTGTTACGGACCGCTTGGGGGTAGTCATTGTAGGATTGGAATAGTTCGTACTTCTTGCGACCTAACGCGTTGCACACGGCCAACCTTTGAACGCTGTCGGTGTATTCGTTCTTCATGGTGTCATCGCTCATGCAACGATCCATGAAATCACTTTTTGATTCTTCTGACTTTCTTTTTGGGAGTGGCATCGGTTTCTTCTTTAGTGTTCACAATTTCTTCCGGTTCACTTTCCATGAACACAGCTTTTGCAATGGCTTCGCTATTCTCGCGGAATCTACGATCTCTTTCTTTTTCGTACATTGAGAACACACGTGTAAACGCACTTACATTGCACGTAACACAACCGCTCACCCATCTACGGCCCATGACTTCGCTCCATACTGAACCAACGATTGACATTTGTTCAGGTGATAATTTGAATACACGAACGCGCTGATATTCCAACCATTTGGGATATAACGGTTCTAATCTGTTGAGTTGATCTTCTGTCATTTTGTTTATCATTTTTCTTCCATTCATCGGTTTCTGTATAAAATAACATCTACAAAAATGTAGGCGAGTATTGAGGATAAACCACCAACACCGACCACATCTATAATGTCGATTCGGTTAGTAAGTAACCCAAGGCAGCCATGGGCAATACCGATCCACCAAGATAGGCAAATGTAACAATTGAATGGCTTGAATCCGATTGCCTCGCCAATGTCGGTGAGTTTGGTCATCACCACTCCAATACAAGCGGAGTACACAGCCAAAAGTAATACTATCATTTTAATTTATTTTTTACGTTTCTAATTGTCGCTCGAACGGAATTATACGGAATCTTGGTGTCGCGTGAAATCTTTTTCATCGGCACCCCTTCCATGTGAATCTGAAAGATCACTCCTTCGTACCATTCGAGCTTTGTCATTTTCTGCTTGATGTTTTCAATCCTTTCGGAATCTTGCCGGTCTTGCTCTTGGTTGTATTCTTCATCGACAAACTCCACTTGATCTATTCCAACCGTTTCTTGCGATGGGTTGAACTTCTTGTTGAATGGTGATCTCGGTAGATAGTAGGTGTTGTAGATTACTTGAATCACAAACAAGTACCACGATGAATTGAGCAACTGGTTCTTTTGATCTTCCGGTTTCTCGCAAAGGTACAAAACAACCTCGTGATAAAGATCATGGCCAAGGTCCCCCGCCAATTCAAGGCAGTACTTCTTGATGCCACGGTGGCTAGTCACGAGGTCGATTAGTGGGTGCATTTAGAACGGCAAATCGTTATCGGTGCTCCATCCATGTTGAGCCAATTTATCAACGGCGGGTTTGAGTGCCGGATTGATTTCACTGGGTGCTTGCATCGGTGCGTCCTTTGCCTTCCATTTCACCCAATGCGTTGCTTTACTCTTTTGGTCAACCTCTTTGCGTTGACCTACAAAGACCTCAATGTCACCGTATTGGTTGGTGGGTAAATCTAACAAATCTTGTTTTTTCAGTTGAACCTTTACACCGTACTGGTTCGACCAGCCTTTGCCTACATACTTTTCGTTTTCCATATTTTTAAATGTTTGAATAAATAGCTTGAAAATCAGGTGCAATGTAATTACGCTCTTTCTCCTTCCTATCCCTAACGTAATTCAATCGCATTAAATAACCGCCTATCGGTTTACCATACGCACCTCTTTCGATATGCCAACCAAAAGCTCCATCGGTAAACTCGTCTTTGTAAGTTGATGTTCTAATGTCGTGTTGGATGCGTTGCTTCACTTCGTAAGGTGCTGTTGTATTAATCGTTTCCTTAATGTTGATGTGGTGATAAAGTTCGTGCACGTGGCCCATCCAAAGAACATCGGCACCGTCAACTTGTGCGCCCATGCGTTGGTGTTGGATAACTCCCTTGGTTACCACACCACCGCCACCGTGCCCGTGGTGGTATTTTAGTTTGAAGTTGATTTGAGCCGTTGAACTTGGACGGCTAACAGTAAACACAATCCAACCGGCATACCCACCATTCAAAACATTTGCACCGGTCTTGTAATTCAGCAAAGAAACGAACCGCTCGGTGAGGTCTATTTCGTGGCGTTTGCTCACTGCCGTTTCGTGGTTACCGTACCCTACAAAAAGTAAATGGTCGGCATATTTTGCCCACCATTCAACTGCTTCGTTAACAACCAAGTCAAAGTAATTACCGCCTTGATGTTCTGGGCGTATGTCATCCTTGCTCGCACGTTTGTCGTACTTTCCTTGCATGATACAAAAGAAGTCACCATTGATCAGGATTTTCGCTCCCAGGTTAATGGCTTTCTCGATGTGTTCTTGGAGTAGGTCACGCCTACATTTCGGGTGATCGAAGTGAAGATCGGATAACAGTAAGAACTGATCGCCGTCTTTGCATCGGATTGATACGATATTACGTCCGTGCTTGGTTATTTCCATGGTTAGAGTTTTAATTTTTGCTTCACCTCGTCCACCGTCTGATCGGCATAACCCAATCGGTAGGCTAAAACGTGGGTGTTTGATAGAAACGACTCCAGGTCTTTAATCGTTCCAGTGTATGGAAACTCCACGTTGATTGTTGTGGTGTCCTCGTTTGTTGCGATTGCAACGGTGATGGTCATTGTTTCATTCATATCTTTGGTTGTTTAAAGTTTGTTGTTGATGATTGAAAGATAATACGCCGGATCCTTTTTTTCTGAAATTTCGTAGTTTTTTAACAGAAGATTTTTGAACCTCAACAATTCGGCGGTGTCTATTTTTTTGGATTTTAAGAATTTGCCATGGTAGGGCCGGCATGAATTGCCAGTGGCGAACTGGTTGATGATTGATTGAATTTGCCGTATTTCTTCCTTAACCAAAATGTACCGGTCCATGATCTCGTAAGAATCGAAGCGATCCCTTTTCAATCGCTCCCGGTATTCGCGTAGTGAGTGCTTGTAATTGAATAGCCATTCGAACCACTGGAGCTCTTCTCCGATCTCGAACCCATAACGGTTCCAGCGGTACTTTTCAAATGGGTGGTTGTAGTTTCTTGGTGTCATAGCTTTTCAATTTCGTGCCAAACTTGTCTCCAAAAAATATCAGCTTCTTCTATGTGAGTTTCATAAAAGTCTTGATGAGTTCCACCACATTCCTCCCAGTTGCTAATACTTGGATAGCATGGACTTGTTGCTAATATTTCCCTCACTAAAATTTCAGCACATCTTTTGGCCAATGGTTTGCAAAATGAATATCGGTATTTAGAATCAAAGCTTTCTGATAGTTGCAATCTTTGAGCAAATACCGAGTAATACTCATCAACTAACTTTTCTGCTTTTTCTTTTGGTGATCTTTGTAATGGGTGTGTCATGTTTCAGTGATCTTGATTTGGTGTTGGTGCTCGATCAATTTCTTCTTCAATTTGTACAACGGCGTGCGCATTCCCTTCACGTCCTCGATTACCGTCTTGTTTGTGGTGGTGTCGTAGTACATGAAGTCCGATTTGTACGTGAACATTTTTTTGCCGTCTAAAGCGAAGACAAAGGGCGTCTGAAGGTGTAAGTCCAGTATCTCCCCGATCTTCGCTCTAAGCGTCAAAGAAACGTATCTATCGGCTTCCTTCTTGCTATCGAAGGTGATGCCGTCAATAATTGTTTTCTTGTTGTTGTATTTTGATCTTTTGATCATGGATTTAATTTGCAGTTAGGGTAGGATTCGAACCTACTTTTAAGGTTTTGTAGTTTCATCTAAAAACCTCGCGTAACCATTTCGCCACCTAACTGTTGTTTTGTTATGCTTCAATCTTTTGGATTGTAATACGGTAGTCATAACCAACACCACCAACTGAAAATTCAGTGTCGTTAGATTTAAAAAATGCAACCATTTTGTCGTGATGATAAATCATTTCAAATTTGTCACACTGTTCTACGAAATTCATTTCAGTAACTTCTTGTGAAAGGCAGTGATAATTCAATTCAGTGCCGATGTGCGCTTGCATTGGTACGCGTTTTACGATGTAATTTGTCATAAGTTTGTTTTTGGTATTACAAAGATAGTAATGAAAATCAATTGTGCAAATTATTTTTAAAAAGGTTGGTTTCTTTTTTCAAAATAGTTAACCAGGAGCGGTGTCTTTTCGTATGCTGCAACAAAATGATCTTTACTTACCGGTTCGTGATACATCAATTCCGTTCTCAAATCGGATTCTGTTGGAAACTGATCAAAGAAAAGCTTGCACGCATAGGCGCACGCACTTGCGTTATTCCGGAAGTCGGTAGGATCACCAGTTCGCGATACCAAAGAACCGAGCATGATTGTTAGGTTTAGACGGCTAGCCATTTCGAAACAGTATTCTTTTTGCTCTTTTAAAAGTCCGTAGCTGTGGTGAAGGTAGATTGCTTCGTATGTTACTGCTCCGAAGTCAAAGAACTTTGCCATGTCCCGGTTGTTTTCGTGGTATTGCCGGTATGAAGAAATGATCCATGCTTTGCGTTGAGCCATGGAGTAATTGATGTCGTATTTCTTTTCCTCGCTTTGCAGTGCCGGTAGTTGGTGGATTGTTTGGTGTGACTTGTTGAACCGGACCATGTACTGGGAAACCCACTGGATGATCAACCGGATTGAAGGCTTGAAGGAATCGGTTGCATTTCTACGGCCAAACTTCAAAGCTTCTTCGAACTGATCTGTTGTTAGGGAGTGGTACACTTCCAGGTCTTCGTGGAGTGTTTGCACCTGGCGTATTAGGTTGTCATCGATGCCTACGTTGTTTCCAAAATAGGAGTAAAGGTTTAGGAGTTGATTGGTTAGGAACTTGATCGCGTCCTTTTTTTCCATTTGTTTGATAGTCATAGTTTTTTATTTAATGATTTTGCTTGCTACAAATTCTGCGATTTCATCGGCGGTCATGTTGCTTGTTGTTAGTCGGTTCTCTTTGGGCTTGTTTACTTTGCCCAGGTCGACAATCTTTATCCAGTGTGCAAAGTGTTTGAATGAATCGCTTTTGAAGTGGTAGATTTTGCTTTCGAGTTCTTGGTAGTTCACAAAGGTATCGACTGCGGAGCGTATTTGCTCCACTGGGTAACCGGTTGCTTGCTTGATGTTGTGAAGGTGGAGTTCCAATTGTTCGTTGATGTACTCTTTGCAGTCGGTTGGTTTCAAATTTTGAAATGGCTCTTTAATACTACTACTACTATTAGAAGTAGATAAGTTCTTTTTTCTTTTTTCTTCTTTCTTTAATGTGTTAAAATTTTTAACATCACTTTTAACACCACCTTTAACATCACCTTTAACATCGACGTTTTTACTGTCTATTTCGGTGTTAATATTTTTAACATCACTTTTAACATGGATGTTGCAATCAATGTACACTTTTGCACCTTTGTTCGAGGTCAATTCAACGACTTTAATGAATCCTACATTCACCAACTCATCGAAGTATTTTGATGCTGATTGACGGCTTATATTGAGCGTTGTAGCCATGGATGAAATGATCACCGTGAACACGTGTACATTCTTGAAATTCTGAATCTTTTTGATGTAGTGCCCAACGGCATAGGCTTGCATGGTTATTCTTTCGGAATTCACCAAGTCAAATAAATGATTGTCTATTTCGTAACCAGTCATAAAAAAATTACCCCCTAAATGGAATGCAGGGACAGTGCAAACCAAATAGAGGGCTTTATGTTGTTAGAACCGACCTGTCCCGTCGGTGTTTTAATCTGCTTCAAATATAACACTATTTTTTGAATAAGCGAAATAAATGTGCGCCAATAAATTAGTTAGCGGTCATTTTTTGACAACCATTCTTGAAACATTTGTTCAAGTTCTTCACAATCATAAACAGGCTCATCACTTTCTCCCATTGTAACCGTCCAAGAATTTGCACCATGACGGATATATCTGTAATAATCTTCTTCATCTGTTTTTACATAGAAGATTGTTGCTTTTGTAACTTCTTTTATTTTCATAACAAAACGGCAGCTAACACTGCATTTGTGCAAGCGGGCGGATAGCTTGCGGTTAATTTAAAGTTGCATCTATGCCCGCCTGACACAAATGCTTTTACGTTACGATCCACAGCCAAAACATTCAAAGTTTGAATCATCGGGCCGAACCGGCTCAACCTTGCCAATCAATTGCTTGATCTCAAAGATTTGCTGCCGGATCTTGAACTGTTCATCGCTCATCGTTCCATCCAGTTGATTTTCTAGGTAGGACATCTTCCACTTCAAAGCTTCAACGTCTTGTTGGTTTTGTGGTTTTTGGTAGTTGCTCATTTCTATTCGTTTAAAAGTATTGATCCATTGTTACTATCCGGAAAGAATCCACTGGATGCGCGGCTGCGCTCGGTGGCCTTCACATAGTCAACCTCAACCTTTGCAGAATTAACAATCACCTGGGCAATATCGGCGATGGCTTTCGCACGGTCTAACTCCAACGGCTTTTCTTCATCCAACAAAGCTTCCATAGTCGCAAACAAGTGGTTGCGTAAATCTTCAATTTTGTTCTTTGGCATTGATTTTCTTTTTTAGTTTTGATAATACTTTCATTGTGAATTGTAACTCGGGGTCGTATCGTTGAATGGTATTCTTCAACATCAATTCCTTACGCGTTACAAGGATTAAATTTTCGATGATTAGGTTTTGTCTATTCCCGTCTTTGAAGATCACCGCACTTCCTTTGGGTACTTCGCCGTGGTGTTGGTTCCAAATGTGGACGTGCTTTTGAATAAACTTGCCATTTACCTTAATCATTGTGTACCCTTCAACATCCACTCGCTCCGATCCATCCGGCTTCCAATTTGGTGGCTTTGCTCCCTTCTTGAACATGGTAGCTTTGCACTTTTCGTAAATCTCGGGTGCCATCTTCTTTCCATAGTTCATAGGTTTTTCTCCCTTCTTAAACCGGTGCGCCTTTCCTAACTCACTTAATTCCCTCGCCTGTTTCTTTAATTCGTCAGACTTAAACTTTGGGTCCTTCTTCAATTTAAGACGGAATACGAGGTTGTAAATGGCTGATAGGGAAACTCCTACGTGCTGCGCGACTTCCCTCGTGTACTGGATTGGATAGTGTTTGACGATGTAATCAATCTGTTCCGGCTTCAATCTTCTTGGCATCTTCAAATTGTCTTTCAATATCGTTCAACACTTCTTCAAGCACCATGTACTGGGATGGGTGCCACGTCGACAAACAACTCGTTACCTTATCAATCCCGCGACTGATCAATAGCATATCCTCTTCATTCTCGTTGTAGTACACACCGATAAAGTGATTCAGAAATGCCATCAAATCGGTTGACAAAGATTTGCACCTGTTCTTGATTGACTGCCGATATACCGGCGTGTTCTCCAGGTCATCCAATACCTCGGCAAGTGATTGCATCAATACGATGTTACGAAATAACGCAAGCTTAAACTTGTCGTTATCTAGTGGGTGTTTAGTTGCTTCCATTTAGTTTTTGATTTAAGCGTCTACAAAGGTCATCAACAAAAGACATTTCTTCAACACTTTCGCATCGATCAGCGTGTTTCTTTTTGAAAAGTTCAATCATTTTCACCAAGGCGTCCCGGTGTTTTGGTTGATTGGATTGGTTTTGAATGATACGGTTCATCGAATCGTAGTCATTGATTATTGGCTTAAACGATTTCATTTTGTTGGTGTTACTCTTAACGTTGTGGTTGATAGTTTTACCGGTGGCTTAATGATCACAATTTCGCCATCCTCGTTTACGATCGGCAAAGCAGAAGTTAATGCCTTCAAAAACTTTTCGCGCTCCCTTAGAAGGGCTGTATTTTCTTCACACAAAGCTTTCAATGTCGTGTAAACAGAATCGTTGCATTCTGAATAGTCGTACCTTACACCGCTCTCCACCTGGGTAACCTCGGCACCAAATACCTCGGCACGTTTACCGTACTTCATTTGTTCAGTCATTGCCAACTCTTTGGTGTTATCCAACGTCTTTTGTAAAGCATCAATCAACATCTTAGCGCGAACGGCGAACTCGAGGGGATTGGTATAGCCTTCTTCGATTTGAGTAGTAAACGCTTCTTCTAAAGCCTTTACTTGCAACCTTCCAGTGATGCCAGATAGCAGTTGCTCGGTGTGGTTAATTAGTTCCATTAGTTTCTTCTTTTGATTTGAATTGTCTTTGTAGTGGTTGGTAGAATGGGTGATTTTTACCGTTTGTTTCCCATTGCTCGATCTTAAATTCCTTAACTAAGGACCAATAATCATAGTGCATTGGTTCATTATCACGCACTTTACGCTTTCTTCCACATCCGGCTTTATAAACTTCCATGAAGCTTTCGGATTTCTTCCATCCGTACTTACGTGCCCATGACACAACTGTCGCAGTAGAAATGCCGACTAGGTCGGCAATCTCTGCATTTGACAAATACGGGTAAAGGTTCTTGACTGAAGACAATATTTTAGCTGTCATTTCCAAATCTTGTTAGTGTCCTTGTAAAAACGCTCTTTCCACTCTTGAGTGATTCGATAGTACTCACACGTCTTCTCCAATAGGGTAGGATCGGTTTCGTGAAGTTCAACAAGCTTCAAATACTTTTCTTCGGTGAATGGCTGTAACTCCTTAACCTGGGCTTGCTTGGTTTGTGGTGCACTTGGTTTCGTGATGGGCTTGTTAGGCACTTGGGTTGGTAACTTATTAGTTGCACCATTCGCATCGTCGTCTTCTTGGATTACACCAAAGCAAGCGGAAAGTGAGTAACGTCTTGCGTAAGTAAGCGCACTGCCGTACCCGTGTGGGTCATTCTTAGGCGCGGGAACGAACGTAATGCCGTTGCTCATAGTTTCACCCGATTCGTGAATGATAAGCGTTTCTACGCCAACTCCACCCTCTAAGCGGTGAATGATTTGTGAGTAGGTAAGGCCGTGATCGTTTAACGGCTTCTTGATTGCATCCGTAACACTCGCAAGATCGGCGTATTTGTTTCGGAAGTGAGGATTGGTGGAGTCCTTTGATGCTCCTTCGATTTGGGCGGTTGCTTTAACCAAAGCTTTCGCCAAGTTTTTGATGTTTTCCATAAGTATTTATTTTTGGTATCACAAAATTAAAAGAGAAAATTAAATGTGCAAACTTTTTTTTAATTTTTTTTCTGCCATGGTACATAAGCGGTTCTCTTGCCGATCTTGGTTGCTCTCAAAATTTGCTTGCGGTTGTGTGTTTTTGAGTAGCTGATGTGCACCCAGTCCGGTTCATCCATGGTGCCGAACTCCCAAATGATCTGATCGAACTCGGGTAGCTTGCACGCTTCCTCGAATAGGTGGAAGTTGGATGTGTTTAGTGCTTGCATATCGATTGCTTCCCCTTGGCAGTGCTGTGAATTTCTGCTCCCGCCAATGGCACGGTTAAGGTCCGGTGATCGGTAGAAGGAACTTACTCGGATTGCACCAAGGATTTCGCGTAATGGCTCGAAAACCTTTTCGGCTGTTTCAGTCATTCGCTCAATGATTGCCTGGGGCGGTGTGTTGTTTATTCCCAGGCGTGTTGCCGTGTTGCTCTTTGTGGCCTCGGCTAGTGTGATGTGTTTACTTATTTTCATTTTCCGTAAGTTTCTTTAAAGTATTGTTGTGCATCAATCCGATCATGGCTTGTTTCACCATTGCAGAAAGCTTCCCTAATTTGGTTGTATTCTATCAACTCGGCTTTCTCCCAACACTTTTCATTGTGTTCAAAATCTTTTTCGGTATGCGGTTCTGTTATTAAACAAGTTGATAACCATTCTATTGCAGTCAGTTTCATTTCTCACCTCCTTCTAATTTGATAAAATCTTCAAATCTAATGACAGGTAAATCTTCTTTCATAGATGTTAAACAATATATTGCATACAATTGAGCGTGTCCTCTCTCCATTTCTTTGGCTTGTTGTAGATCAAACTTATCTAATTCTCTTTTCTTTGATAGTTTATATAACCATTCTACTGCTGTCTGTCTCATTTGTCACCTCCGTATGTATCAATGAAGTATTGTTCTGCATCTTCTTCTGAACATGGAAACCTATCGGATTGGTAA